TTTTGAATTTTTTTTGTTATGGAATGGGGGGCATTTTTTTTTCCTTGTTTTTAGGGAGGGGGGAGTTATTGGCGACACCCATAAATACTTTTCTCTGTATTTTTTAATTGGACTACTATTATAACCTTCGAAAAAAATACTTTGATTTCTATATTTAGGGTGGGGGCTTTTTAGAAAAGGGAGGGGGTTAATATAATAATTGGTATTTACTTACCCCCTATATCTATACAAAAGTAATTCATTCTTTTAAGAGAATAAAGAAATTTTAAATTATTTTTCCTACCTTTCGCCATATACGCCAATTTCACCCCTAAAACCATTAATTTTTTTATAGAACTGTTTGGTTAGTTATTTTATTTTTACTATATTTGCCCCCGTAACATTTAAACAGAGGTTTAAATATCCTCCACGAGGGCTTAATTGTAGATAGTGGAGTAGAAGTTGGGTTAGTAATTCTAAATAGGAATGAGGTTGTCCCCAATAGTTACACAAATTGCCTAGATATAAGGTAGAAGGGAGGAATAACACTAAAGGTTGAAAGAGATGTGCCTCTGTGGGTGTAAAAGTAGAAATACTTATCGTACAGTTCTAATGAAATTCTAGGTTAAAGTCGCCACTAAGTAATTAGATGGTCAAATTTTTGAAAAAACACAAAAATTCTAGGGGATTACTATGTCTATTTAGTACTAATCAAAAAATAAATGTAAAAAAATTTGGATAATAGAATTATTTTTACTACATTTGTGATATGATAACAAAGACATATAAGGATATAAGTGAGGAAAAGTTTTATAAACTTTACTTTGATCTAGTTAATGTTTTAAAACCAACAGATCAGATAACATATACTGAATCATTGGTATTGATTGAGTTCCTTCTATTAAAGGAGGAGAAATATAAACATGCTAGATTTGCTGCTAGAGCAAAGAGGGAGGTTATTAAAGTTCTTCAGGAAAAGTATGATAAGAAGGTGTCTATGACGTATATGGCTGTTATACTTGCTAATTTGGAAAGTAAGGGTTGGATAGAAAAGGAGCCTGATGGTATAAAATATTTTAATAAGAAACACCAAGCAGTAGTTGATAGGATATTAACTAGTAATGATTACGAAGAGATTATATTTAAATTAAAAGTAAAACAAAACAATGAGCATTAGAAGTTTGATAGATGATAATCTGGATAGTTTTAGAAAGACTTACGAAAAAGAGCCAACTACAATTTATTTGGATCCTTATTACCTTAGCGAGTTAGCAGAGGAGATGAACTATTCAGAAGAGGATATATTATTTGGAAATGCTCTGAATGTGTATGCAGGATGTGACTTAAAGATGTTAGAAGATGGACCCGATATTATTAAAATTAAATAAGGAAATAGCAGAAAAGTATGGGGTATCTGAAAATTTAGTAAAGTATGTGGTAGATTATATTTTTACAGATGTAAGAAATCATATAAAGGAAGGTTCACCACAAAGTGTTTTGTTACACTACTTTGGTAGTTTTAATTTGAGTGATAAGTCTTTGTATAAAATAAAAGAAAAGTTTGTAAGCTCTTATAAAAAAGGGAATATTAAAAAACTAAAATATAGAAAAGGATTGAAAAATTTAGAGGAATTGATAAGAAAATATGAATATAGTAACCAACAGGGCTGAAGATCTGTTAAAGTTTAAGAAAGGTATAAATACCTTGGAAAGAATGGTAAGTCTTACTATGGGACCATTAGGAAAGAATGTAATAATTAGAAGAGCCAATGGTAAAGTACATGTAAGTAAAGACGGAGTTACCGTAGCAAAAGAAGTAAGGTCTAATGACCCAATTGAACAGATGGGTATAGACTTGGTAAGGGAAGTGGCTTTGAATACATTAATGGAAGCAGGAGATGGAACTACCACTGCAACAGTGTTAACAAATGCACTAGTTGAAAATATTGAAAAGAATAGAGATCAGATTACTGATGTTACTGAAGTTAAAAAGGAATTACAGCAGTTGTCTGAGGTAGTTATTCAGAATGTAAAAGACAAGAGCTTAGATATTAAGAATAACTACGAGGCTATAGAAGCTGTAGCTACAATAAGTGCTAATAATGATAGTGTGATAGGAAGGTTTATTGCAGATGCTTATAAGGAGATTGGCTATGATGGTTCTTTGATAGTAGAAGAGAGCAAGAAGCCTGATACTTATATTGATGTAGCAAAAGGCTTTTATATGGAAAGAGGCTATCATACTCAGCACTTTTTAACTGATGAGTCTAAGCTAAAGGTAGAATTAGAAGAGCCTTATATTTTAATCTATGATAAGAAGATTAATAATATTAAGGAAATCTACTCTGTGATTAGTGAGGTAGCTAAGGTAGGAAAACCATTGGTGATAGTATGTGAGGATATTGAAGGTACTGCACTTTCTACACTTGTTTTAAATCATAAGAAAGGTTTGTTAAGTACTGCTACAGTTATTACTCCTGGATATGGCCTTAGAAGGAAAGAATTGTTAGAAGACCTGGCACTTTTTTCTGGTGGAGAGTTTATAGACAATGACTATGGTTTGTCTTTGGCTAATACTAAGATTAATCAGCTAGGAAGAGCTAAGAAGGTAGTTATAGATTCTAATGGAACTACTTTTTTAGGTGGGGCTGGTAAGAATAAAGAGATTCAAGAAAGGATTGATGTCTTAAAGGCTAAGTTGAAGGAAGAGGATTCAGCTTATAAAAGAGAGAAGCTTACTGAAAGAATCGCATCATTAGCAAACGGAGTGGGAATTATCTATGCAGGTGGAAAATCTGAGGTTGAGATGAAAGAAACGAAGGATAGAATTGATGATGCATTGCATGCTACTAAGGCAGCTTTAGCAGAAGGAGTTGTAAACGGAGGAGGAGTGACCTTGTTAAATGAGGCACTAGCTATAAAAGAGACTTCAGTTGCTGCAAATATTTTAAAGGAGACTATGATGACTCCTTTCTTTAAGATATATGGAAACGCAGAGTTTAATATACATGGAGATAACCCAGCCATAAACCTAAAGACAGGACAAAGAGGGCAAGGTATTGAAATAGGTGTTATTGATCCTACAAAGGTAGTTACTACAACATTGAAAAATGCAGTATCAATTGCTACAATGTATTTAACTACAGCAGGTATTATAACACAGACAGAATTAATGATAGAGTAATGGAAGGAAAACTAGAAAGTTTAACCGTAGAGGAGTATAATAATGATATACAGAACTCAAAAACATTCAGCTACTTAGATAATCATAGACTACAAGGTAATATAGTTTTAGTAGCTCCTTTCTTTGTAAAAGAAGAAACAGAAGAAGGGCTTATGATTACAGACGAAGAAGAGTATTTTGAAGAAGAGACATTTAGAAAGAAGACAAAGCCTAGAGCTAAGAAACTAACTACAGAGAAAGCAGTAGTAGTAAAAATTTCTGACAAAGTTAGAAAGGATATGGAAGTTCAAGGTTTTAATTTTAAAGAAGGAGATATAGTATTTTTATCACTACCTTCTGATGCCTTCTCAATAATGAGAAAAGAATACAAAACAAAAAGAGAAACAGTTTCTTATGACGAAGAAGATCACTACTTAATTAAGGTGGTACTTCCAGAAATTGAATCAGTATTAGAAAAATAATTGAATTTAAGTTAATATAAAAAAAATGAGTAACAGACCTAAAGATAAGTCAACAAATCAACCACAAATGTCAAATGACGAAATGATCCAAACATTGCTAAGAGAAAATGCAATGCTAAGACAACAACTAGGTGATAAGAACACCTATGAAACAATTGAACAACTGAAGATTTTTGTAGATATTGCAAAGTCTAATGTTTTTGAAGGGGATAAACACCTTTACATTTTAAGTAAAATTGAAGAGGTAGTATTTCCTAAAGTAGAAGAGCCAGCTGAAGTAGAAACAGCAGAGGCGTAAATGGATATGCAGGGTAGGATAGAGGTTATCCACTAGAGTCATAATCTAGACTAGGAGGGTTCGAGTCCCTCCCCTGCTACTAAGAATAAAAAATAACAATATGAAAACATTAATATTAATGATTCCTTTTTTTCTACTGTCAATAGGGGCAGCTGCTTTAGTATGGACAGAAAAACAACCTTGGGTAACAATAGGATATATTATAATTGCCTTCTTATTTATAGGAATGTTTGGTTCTATAATTATATTTAAGGAACCTAGCTTGGAAGAGCTAGATAGAAAAAAGTGGAGAGATTTCTCTATTACAGAGAAGATAAAGTGGAAGTTTACAAATGTATTGCGTAGAAATAAGTAGTTTAATTTTTTTAAGTTTAGTCTTGGGTATTACAAAAGGTATCCAAGACAAGCTTCTATTTCATTTCGACACATCTATATTTAAAAGTTTAGGAAACTGGTGGAATCCAAAAGAATCTTGGAAGAATAAATGGAAAGATGGAGACAAAACAAAAGGAGAAAGATTTTTTCTTAGCTCTACATTGTTAGTTAGCTTAACAGATGCCTGGCATTTTTTTGGCTTAGTTAGAAATTTTTCTATTTATCTTTTTATTGCTTTATTCGTAGATTGGAGATATATATTCTTTTATTTTCTTTTTACTGGTATATTCCATTTGTTTTTTACTTATATTTTAAAAAAGTAAAATGAGTTTAGTAAACGAGTCTATTCAATATGAAAACAAAAACTTTTGGGAAGTAAACCCACAACTGGTATATGTACCTCCATTTAGTGAGTTATATAATCAAGATAAGTCAAAAGATAAAGAGAAGTCTTCTAAGGATATGTGGTGTATATTTTTTATGTCAGACCCTGACGAAGACAAAAACAAATTTTATAGGATACCAGAAAAAGAAAGGTTGGAAATGCTTAAAGAGGTATTCCATCCAGACTTTGATACAGAGAAAGAAGAGGTAAGAATTTGTATAGAAAAGTACCCTTCTATCTGTTTATCTGCAGTTGAAAGAGCTTTGAAAGATGAGAAAGATGCTTTAACTAAAAGAGCTAAATTTCTAGCTTCTGCAGATTATAATTTTGATACAATGAAGGACCTGGACAATGCTTATTCTAAAACCTCAAAGATATATGAAAACTTTGAAGCAGTAGAAGAAAGGTTTGTAAAACAAAAAAGCCAGTCAAGACTTAAAGGAGGAAGAAAAGAATCTGCTTCTGAGAGAGGATTAATCTAATGGACCAAGCTATAGACTTTAATATATCAGCTGTAGAGGATTTTCTAATTAAGATAGAAAACCTAGACCTCATTAGAGAAGATATTAAAAAATACCACCCTGATGATACTAGATATATACAGTACTGGAAAGATGTAAAAAAGAAATGTATAGAAGGGTTCTGGATTAACCAGTTTGGTAAAAAAAGGTTTGTACCTGGTAGATTATATTTTTATGCTAACTTTTGTACTATCTTAGATGTTAATGAGGTAGAGAACACAAGAATAAAAGTAAAGCCAGATGTAAGAGATATAGAATGGGCTAGGTCTTATATGGTACAAGTAGCAGAGGGCTTTTCAGGATGGTCTGAAGATACTGAGTATACTTCTGATGTACTAGTACTACCAGGTAAAGAGGAGTTAAGGTCTATTATAAAGAGAGTTAATCCTAGAAGATACAGTACAATAGTTAATAAACAAGGTGAGCTTAAGAAGTATAAAAGTCCTTGGGAAAATATGACAGAGTTAAAGGATAAGCCTTTAGGTAAACAGTTATATTGGAACCCAGCTTCTAACATTGTAGAAATGGGTAGTAGAGGGGGAGGTAAATCTTATTATTATGCTTTAGCTGTTAGTAAACACGAGATATGTTTTAATGGTTTAAAGTATTATACAGAAGAGTCTATAAAGAATCCTCCAAAAGCAGAAGTATGTATAGGTTCTGGAGCAACATCTAAGTCTTCAGAGTTTGCTAAAAAGATAGGTGACTCTATGAATGAGTTAGCTATCAACCCATCTTTTGGAGCATGGGGTAAACTAGGAGAAGATGACTATGTACCTTCACCATTGTATAAAGAGATGACTGGGTCTTTAAAGCCTAATAACAAGGATAACTTGTGGAGACATGAGTATCAAATAAACTCCAATGGAACTTGGATGAAAAAAGGCTCTGGTTCATATATAGCCCATGTGGTATATTCTACTCAAAAGAAAGATGGAGCTGAGGCTGCAGCAGGGGGTAGATATGGTAAGCTGCTATACGAAGAGATAGGTCTGACAGAACTGTTAGAAGAGGCATACAACTCTAACAAAGCAACAGTGTCTATAGAAGGTACTCAGTTTGGTAGTCAGATAGGCTTAGGTACTTCAGGTAATATGCAGACTATCATAGCTGCTAAGAAATGGTTTCTAAATCCTGAGACATTTGATACTGTAGCCTTTGATGATATATACGAAAATACTGGAAAGATAGCTTTCTTTTTACCTGCCTTTTTAACTGCAAGACAGTTTAAAGATGAGAATGGTAATACTAATGTAAAAGCTTCTTTAGATTTTTACTTGAAAAGAAGACAGAAGTATATAGACAATAAGGATGCTAAAGGGCTAGAGGGGGAGATGATGAATTACCCTATTAAACCTTCTGAGATGTTTATGTCTTCAGTAGCATCTAGACTACCTGTACCAGAGCTGATGGATCACTATAGAGAGATAACCTTACATCAAAAGTTTCATAGCTATGCAACAGTAGGGGAGCTAGTGTTTACTAATGATAAGATAGGTGTGAAATTTAATCCTGATACATCTCAAAAACTACAGGCTATAACTCAATATCCAGTGCCAAAAGGATACAGTCAGGAAGGTGCAGTAGTTATATATGAGCATCCTATAGAGGTAACAGATAAGGATGTACCTGGTTTTTTATATGTAATAGGGCATGACCCTATAGCAAAAGACCACACTACCTCAGAAGGCTCACTATCTAGTATATTTGTATTAAAGACAGCATTAGACCCATTAAAGTATGGGTATTATGAGTTAGTTGCTGAGTATATAGGCAGGCCTTACAATGGTAGAGAGGCTGTAAATGAGATACTAGAAAAGATGGCTATGTATTATGGAAATACTCCTGGTATGATTTATTTTGAGAACCAGGTAGGTAATACAGTAGAGTATTTTAGAAAGAGAGGTAAACTACACTTGTTAGCAACCCAGCCACAAAGAGTCTTTAATCCTAAAGGTGGGTGGACTAAACAAATTACTTATGGATACCCTATGAGTAATAAGCTTATAAAAGATAATGCTATAGACTACTTAGCAGATTGGCTAAAAGAATATAGAGTGTTAGGTAATGAGAATACTAACCAACAACAAAAAATGAATCTACATTTTTTAAAATCTCCTAGATTACTAGCAGAAATGATTCAGTACAATGAAAAAGATAACTTTGATGCTGTAATGGGTTTTATGGGATGTATAATAGGAATAAGAGAAAAATTTAATAAATACAAACAAAGAGAAAAGGAAGAAGAAATTATAAACCATCATAATAGTATAATTAACTCTTTTAGGCAAGATGATTTCATCCTATCTCACACTAATAAACAACGAAGATATTATGGACAACAATAAAAATAAGGTAATAGATACTAATTACCAAGAAGCTCCTTTAAGTCAGAGACAGAGCTATAAAGATAAAATAGCAGATGACTATGCTTGGGCTAAAAGACAGATAAGACATATCATCCAATACTATGGACCTTTTGCAGGAAATAACTATGACAACTACAAAAGAAAGTTATCTAACTATAAGTTTTATAACAATGAGTTGGATTATGAGGATTTGAAGTATGAGTGTTCTTTAATTAATGTAACTAAAGAAACTTTCCACGACATTATTACTCCACTAGTATGGTCTCATAATATTGTAAATGTGTTATTAGGTGAGAATGATAATAAACCTTTTAATCACAAGGCAATCTTACTTAACTCTTCAGGTATGAATGCTTTTAAAAGGCAGAAGAGTAAAATGCTGCAGCAATATCTAGAACAAAGTCTTTCTAGAGAAATAGAGTCTTTTAGAATGGAGCAAATGGAGAATAATCCTCCACAACTTACAGGCAATGAAGAGCAGGACCAACAAATTCAACAAGAATATGAGCAAATGTTGGCCCAGCAGATGCAAAGACTAGAAGAAGCTAGAATTCTTTTTAGTCCACAAGATATTGAAAAGTATATGTTAACTTGGCAGGATGATAGAGAAATAGCTTGTAATAAGTTATTGTCTTATTACAAAAGAAAACTAAACTTAAAAGACAAGAAGTCAGATGGATTTAAGCATGGTAAGATTTCAGGAGAAGAATATGCTTGGGTAGGTATTGTAAATGATGAGCCTGTAGTAAAGTTATTAAACCCATTAAATGTATTCTTTCATAAGTCACCAGACTCTAAGTTTATACAGAATGGTAGTTATGCTGGTTATGTAGAGTATATGTCTGTATCAGATGTACTTTCCACCTTTGAATTATCAGAAGAGCAGGTGACATCTTTAGAGCAAAGAAACAGTTTAAGAGGTAGCTATGGTACAGATGTACAGATGGCTGCTAAAAATACAGAGTACAGAAATGAGCCTTTTGAAATGAGGTGGATGAGAAACTACAATGATGAGCATGCACACATTGGAGCTTATGGACAAGGTACTATGGAAACACTAATTAGAGTAGTACATGTAGAATGGAGAAGTCAGAAAAGAGTAGGCTTTATAGATTATGTAGATGAGTTTGGTGAATTACAAACTGAGATGGTGTCTGAAGAGTTTAAAATGCCTAAAGGAAATAAGAAAGAACTTGAAGACATAGGATATGGTAGAAAAAAACATTTCTATTATTTTGAGCATGAAGTATTAGGTAGCTGTAAGTTAGAGTGGAAGTGGATAGATGAGATATGGGAAGGTGTAGAAATAGACCAATATATCTATACTAATATGGCTCCTAAAAAACTTCAGTATAGACAGTTAGAAGATCCTAACTCAGTTAAGCTAGGATTCCATGGAGTAGTGTATAACAATCTAAACTCTGCACCTGTGTCTACAATGGACAGAGCTAAACCTTTTAACTTGTTATACATTATGGTAGCCCACAAGATGAAGCACATGATTGCATTAGATAAGCCACCATTGACTAATATAGATGTAGATGAGTTGCCAGATAATATGGATAAAAAAGAGTTTATTCATTTTATGGATACTATGGGTATTAAGTTTACTCAGAGATTAAAACATGCAGATAACCCAGCAGCTGCTAACTTAATAGCTACAACAGGATCTGGTACTCAGCCTAGAAGTACTTTACAGTATGTAATTAATTACTACCAAGTACTTAATTATTTAAAGCAAGATATAATGTCTATAGCTGGTGTATCCCCAGAGAGAATGGCTCAAACATCTATGGGGCAAAGTGTTACAAATGCACAACAAAATTTAAATCAGTCTGCACATATTACAGACTATGAATTTAAAATACATAACTTACACTGGTCTGAGGTGTTAAATACTTTAATAGAAACTGTACTAGAGCACCTAAGAACAACTGATAAGAAATTAATTAAAAGATTTTTACTAGATGATGGCACTTTAGCTGCATTAGAAATAGATCCTACTGAGTATGCTAATTCAGATATAGGAATATTTACTACAGATACTGGAAAAGAAGAGCAAATCTTTAATCATTTAAAAGATATGTCTCATGCTCTTATCCAAACTGATAAGATTAATTTAACTACACTTACTAGTATGTTAGAAGCTGACTCTTTATCTGAGTTGAAGAAACTTACAAATGAGTATGAAAAGCAGCGTGAAAAACAACAACAAGCAATGCAACAATCTCAACAAGAGCATGAAAGACAAATGTCTGAAATGCAATTAGAAAGTAGAGAAGACCAGCAGGCTCATGAAGTAGAATTACAACACATGAGAAATGAAGTTGAAATTTACAAAGCACAAGTTGGGGCTCTTAGATTTAACAATGAAATTACTCCTTCTGAAGTACAAGGATTTGTTGATGCAGAGCAAAAAAGAGTTATGGACTATCAAATAGCTCAAGAAGATAGATTATCAAAACAGCAGGAAAACCAACAAGACAGAATGGTTAAAATGAAGGAGCAGGATGTTAAACTTAAGGCTGCTGAAATAGCAGCTGATGCTAAAATCAAAGCTGAGAAAATAAAGTTGGCTAATCCTACTGCAGGTGAAAAGCCTAACCCTTCAAAAATAAAATCTGCTAAAAACATTAAACTTGAGAAATAATGGCTAGAAGAAAAAGTTCAAGGGGTAGAGTATTTTACTACCCCTCTTCCCTTCCTAAAATGCAAGATGGTGATAAGATTCTAGGAAATGAGACTGAAGACAATGGTAAAGTACCTATAAGAGTAGATGTAGCTAATGAAAGTACTACATGGAATCCAAAGTTTACAGATATTATAAATAATCCTTCTAATTATTCACAAGCTGAAGTAATAGATGCTGTCCAAAAGATGTCAGCTTTATTTCCAGACTCTGATAAAATTATTACTACACCAGGAGTTTCTCCATCAGAGGCAGGAAAAAGATATGTTGATATAGATCCAGCTACAGGACTTCCTAAATTAAAAAAAGGAGGGGATATTCGGGATATTCAAAGACAAGGTTATAAAGATAAATCACGTTACAGAAATAGACCTTACATAGATATATATTCTAACAATATAACTAT